AATTATGCGGTTGTATACAAGGATGAGCTGGAATCGTACAACCCAATAACAGGCGAGATTAAGTTTGTGGAAGATTTCAGTAATTGCAAGCAGAGAGATGCAGGAGATGAAGCAAATGTGGCTGGATATTATGCCTGGTTTAGATTGAAGACTGGTTACAGCCAGGAGCTGTATATGTCAAAGAAAGCAGTGGATAATCATGCAAGAAAGTATTCCCAGGCGTACAGATATGATCTGAACAAAGGCAAGAAGTCAAGTAAGTGGACCACAGATTTCGAGGCAATGGCACTGAAAACAGTCATTAAGCTGCTTCTTAGCAAGTGGGGAATTTTATCAGTGGATATGCAGAGAGCCATCCAGGACGATCAGAAGACATATGACGAAGAAGGAAATGGAACCTACGGCGATAACAAGCCAGATTCAGTTCCGGAATTGGAAGCACAAGATCCGTTCGAGGTAGTAGAGGAAGAGCCAGAAGATGTAGATATCGATGCAATGTAGGAGGGATGACACATGGTTTTGACGGCAGAGAATTATTATAGCCAGGAAGCGAATGAAGAATATATGAGCGTGTCGCAGTTCAAGGATTTCTGCGGTACATATGGGAAAATGCCTTGCGAATTTACTGCGATGGAAAAACTGAAGGGAAGATGGGAAGAACCGAAATCGAAGGCCCTCATGGTTGGAAGCTATGTAGATTCCTACTTTGAGGGAACACTTGATAAATTCAAGGCAGAGAATCCGGATCTTTTCAAGAGAGACGGAACGCTGAAAGCTGAGTTTGTGAAGGCAGATGAAATTATCCAGAGAATCGAGAGAGACGATTATTTTATGAAATTCATGTCCGGCAAGAAGCAGGTAATTATGACGGGAGAGCTGTTCGGAACAAAGTGGAAGATTAAGATGGACAGCTACATCCCGGACATTGCGATTGTTGATTTAAAGGTTATGGCATCGATCACAAAGCTGGAATGGGTAAGAGATATTGGATATCTGGATTTTGTGCGGTACTGGGGACATTCAGGGTGCAATTTACCAGGAAATCGTTCGACAGAACACAGGTAAGAAGTTGCCGTTTTATATCGCAGGAGCTACGAAGGAAAGCGAACCAGATATCCGGATTATCCACATCACTGACAATTATCTGGCAGAAGCTTTGAATCTGGTAGAAATGAACATGGCGAGAGTCCTGGCGGTGAAGACAGAGGATGCAGAGCCGGATCGGTGTGAATTGTGTGATTGCTGTAGAAAGACAAGAGTTTTAAAAGCCCCTATCTCTATTACGGATTTGACAGCAGGTATCTGACATGGCAGAAAAGAAGTATTACTGGCTGAAAATGACGGATCAGTTCTTCGAGGATAAGGCAATAAAGAAGCTAAGAAAGATAGCAGGGGGCGATACCTACACAATCATCTATCTGAAAATGCTTCTGACGGCAATTAAGCAGGGAAACAAAATGTATTTTGAAGGAATCGAAGATGATTTCATGGAAGAGTTGGCGTTGGAGCTGGACGAAGATACAGATAACGTGAAGGTAACAGTAAGCTATCTGAAAAGTAAGGGCCTGATAGAAGTTCTTGGAGCAGACGAAATATTGCTGACGCAATGCGCTGAGATGGTTGGATCAGAAACGGATGCCGCAAGGAGAAAAAGATTGCAGAGAGACCGGGAACGGAATCGGTTAATAGGATCAAATCCGGCGCCTGCGTTGGAAGAAAAGCCAGAGGTTGTTGTAGAAGAAAAACCGGCCAAGAAAAAAGCTGAGAATACGATCCAGTTATTTCATCGTTTAGTTGAAGATTACAATATTTCTGAGCCTGTTCGAGAAAAGATGGAAGTTTGGTTCCGATACAAGATGGAGCGAAAGGAATCATACAAGGAGCAGGGAATGAAATCATTGCTCAAGAAGACCGAGAACAATGAAGGAAGCTATGGAGCAAATGAAATCTGCAATCTGATCGAAGACTGCATGGCGAATAACTGGAAAGGAATTATCTGGAAAATCCTGGAGGAAAGAAAGCAACAGCGACCGGCAACAAGAACTGAGCAGATACAACAGAGGGTTAGCGAGGTAGATAGCTGGTAATGGAAAGAGAACAGTTCAAAGTTTTGGTGAAGGCCATGAAGGCTGTATACGCCCAGCCAACCTTCATTCCGGATCAGGATGCGTTCAATGTATGGTTCGCATTGTTGGGAGATCTGCCATATAAACAGGCAGAGCTGGCAGTTCAAAAGCATATGGCAACTGAGAAATTCCCACCGACAATAGCAGATATAAGGGAAAAGGCAGAGCAGATCACCTCTGTAAAAGAAACGGAAATGAGTGAGCTGGAAGCCTGGTCGATTGTGCGAAAAGCAATCGGAAGATCAAATTATTATGCAGAAGAGGAATTTGAGAAATTGCCAGAAGCCTGCAAGATGGCAGTAGGAAATCCAAGCAACCTAAGAGAATGGGCGATGATGGATTCAGACCAGGTCGGAACCGTAGAGCAATCTCATTTTGTGAGAAATTATCGGACTGCAATGCAGAGAATCAAAGAAGACCGAAGAATGCCAGAAAAGGTCAGGGCAGCAATAGCAGAGGTAAAAAAACAGCAGATGCAGATTGAAGACAGACAGGAGAAACCTAAGTTGCCAGTCCAGGAAGAAAAAGAGGACGAGACACAAGGTGAAATGTCAGAAGAAACCAGGAGAAAACTGGAGGAATTGCGAGGAAAGATAGGAAGTAGAAGGAGGTAGGACAATGGCTTTCAAGAAAGTAGCAGAAATCAGCATTGATAAATTAGAGGACAGAAAAACTGTAACAGCGATCTTGCACGCAAACGGATATACAGTTGGGCCAGGAAAGCGAAAGAAGACACCTACAGGGAAGCAGCTGGACTATTATCTGAAAGTTTACAAGGAAGTTGAGGAGGACGGAAAGGATGAATAATCCAGAGGCGTTCAAGGAGGATGAAGTGCGAAGCATAAAATTCGTTGTTCCAGGCCTGCCGTTTGGCAAGCAGAGACCAAAAGTGACAGTCAGGAAGTTTACTGGCAGTGATGGTAAGGAAAAGAAATTTGCAAAGGCTTATACGCCGGAAAAAACAGTAAACTATGAAAATCTGGTTAAGATGGCATACCAGGAGAAGGCAAAAGGAAAAAGGTTCAAGGACGGTGATATGCTGGATGTTCGTATTATTGCTTATTACAATATCCCACCGTCTACCAGTAAGAAAAGAAGAACGATGATGCTGGAGCATAAGATCCGGCCAACTAAGAAGCCAGACTGGGATAACATCGGAAAGATTGTCTGCGATAGCTTAAATAATATTGCGTATCACGATGATAACCAGGTTGTAGATGCACAAGTAAGAAAGTTCTTCTCGGAGAATCCAAGAGTAGAAGTGACAATAAGAAAGGTGGAAGGGTAATGGCAGGAGAAGAAAAACAGCTAGTAGTAGAGGAAACCACAGTAGTTCCGGGCAAAATGGAGTTTAGATTGATTAGCCCGACAGAGAGCAATTTTTTGAAACATATCGAATGGAACAAAGAAGAGCTGCTGGCAGCGGTCAGAAGCAAGGTCGCATTGTATGAAGGAATTGTATATACCGAAGAAACGGTTAAAACAGCTAAGAATGATCGAGCAGAGCTGAACAACCTTGTTAAGGCTATTGATGAGCGCAGGAAAAAGGTGAAAGAGGTTATCAACCAGCCATACGCAGAATTTGAGAAAGAGCTGAAGGAAATCACCGATCTTATCAAGAAGCAGTCGGCAGAGATTGATGAACAGGTAAAAGCCTTTGAGACTGCGGAGAAGGAAGAAAAGAGAGCAAAGATTATGGAGGCTTACGAAAAAGCCGTTGGAAATCTTGCAGAAATCTTGCCATTTAGCAAAGTGTTCGATCAGCGGTATCTGAATAAGACTTGCAAGCTGGAATCCGCTATCGCAGATGTGCAGAAGAAAATTGAGCAGGTAAAGACTGATCTTGAAACCATTGAAAGCGTATGCGGAAAGTATAAGCTGAATGCTAAGGACATATATGTCCGTACCCTGGATTTATCAAAAGCTATGGCAGAAGAAAAACGTCTGAAAGATCTGGAAGAAAAGCTGGAAGCAGAACGTATCCAGAAAGAAAAAGCCGCAGAAGAAAGAAGAAAGGCAGAGGAAGCCAGAAAAGCAGAGGCAGAGCGCATCCGTAAGGAAGAAGAGCAGAAAGAAATCGAGAGACAGAAAAAAGCAGAGGAGGAGCGTATCGCCGCAGAGAAAGCTGAAGCAGAGAAAAAGCAGAGCGTTCCTGAAATGTCGCAGGATGTTCCGACAGAGCAGGCTGCTGTTCCGGAAAAAGAGGAAAATGTTCCGACACAGGAAACAGAGCCAGCAGTTGATCCGTTTGCTCAGGCACGGCCTGTTCCGGAAAAGAAGTGCAGAACTAAGTTCTTCGCAATTGGAACCAGAGATCAGCTGAAGGCATTGGTTGCATACATGAAGGAAAGCGGAATTAAATACGGAAAGGTGGAGTAAGGAATGGATAAATTTATGAAAGCACTGGATTTTGACAGCGATACACTGGGAAATGTAAAGCGAGATATGAACTTTGTTCTGCAGAGGCTGATCGGAAACATGATGGAGAAAGGAAGTACGAATGGAAGTTTGACATTGAAAATTGATGTCAGTTTCACTCAGGAATATATTCCGAATTATGATCCTAAAGTAGAAGGCGAGAGCAGGAAAATCAATAAGCCAAGTTTCAAGCATAAAGTTACATCTACCGTGCAGATCACGGACAAAAAAGACGGCAATATGGATACAGAAATGGAGCTGGCATTTGATGAAGATAGCGGTGAGTATGTTTTACAGCCGGTAGCCAATACAACGCAGAAGAGTATTTTTGACAGTGATTATAAAGAAAATCTGAAGCCGGAGAATGAAGAGGAGTCAGAAAAAGAAGAACCGAAGGGAATCCCTCAGTTACCTGGTCCGTC